CCCGCCGCTGCCTCTGCGGCGGCTTCTGTAGGTGAAGCTGCAATCGTTGCCTCTGCATGGGCTCCTGCTGCTGCTATGGCATCCCTAGCATCGTTCGGCGCTAACGCAGTGCCGGCTGCCGCTGCTATCACTTCTACTAACATGCTGGCGTCAGGACTAGCTATTGCTGGCGGTCGCGCTCTTGGCGGACCAGTGCAGGCTAACGGAATGTACCGTGTAAACGAAACCGGAGCCCCTGAAATCTTCAACGCTGCAAACGGTCGCCAGTACATGATGCCAAACAGCCGTGGTGATGTGGTTAGCAACAAGGATGCAACATCAGGCGGATCGCAAGCAGCGGCTCCAATCGTTAACGTCAACAACTACTCAGGCCAAGCGGCTACTACCACTAGCAAGTTTAGCGATGCCGACAAGGCGTGGGTCATTGACGTGGTTGTTGGTGACGGAATGGGCGACGGCAAAACAGGTAGAATGATTAACTCGTTGACTGGCACTAAGAGGCAAGGAACTTGAGCACTCTAATCGAGCGAGTTTATGCGTCGGCAGGCTCAGAGGTGATCATTGACACCATTGAGCTTGCTTGTCCTGCATGGGCTGAATCAATGTACATCGTCAAGGGTTACGAGGACATGAGTCTCGGCCTTGACGGAGTTACGTTCAAAACGTTCATGGCCGCGCCTATTGCTATTGCACTGCCCAAGAAAAACAACCAAGGCAACCAGACGCTTAACTTCGCGATTGATAACGTAACCGGTCAGGCGCAGCGGTTGATTGATACTGCTATGGAGGCTAGCGCGAGAATCACGCTGACCTTCCGCCGATACCTTAATACTGACCTGACTACGCCGTCCGAGAAGCCTTTCTACGCCACTGTACTTAGCGGAAATGTCACTGGCACTACCGTGCAGATTGAGGCAGGGTTTGTTGATGCATTGAATTATGCATGGCCTAGGGATGTGTATAACACCGTTGAGTTTCCGGGCATAAAATATTTGTAGTAAAATAATGATGCGGCTAGGGGGCACCCGAAAAGCAGAAACCTCACTGTCTGCCGCAATTATTTATGAGGTTCGAATAGAGGCATTCGAGCATGATTTTCAATCAAGAAACAATCCAAGCATTTCTTTCCTATGATCCAGATTCCGGGATATTTACGTGGAATCGCCGGGATCTTCATTGGTTCAAATCACTTAACAGCCAAAGCAGATGGAACAACATGCACGCTGGAAAAGTGGCTGGCAGTGTTTACACAGGCCAAACTGGATATCAATGCATACAAATCAACATTATGGGCAAGGTAATGAAGGCTCATAGGCTTGCATGGACCTGCATGACTGGCAATGAGCCGCCTACTCAAGTCGACCACAAAGATCAAGATGGAACGAATAACAAGTGGTCAAACTTGAGAGATGCAAATAATCTTAACGCAAGAAATGCAAGCAAGCGAAAAGACAATACAAGCGGCGTATCTGGCGTTTCACTTGACAAGAATTCAGGAAAGTGGGTAGCAAGAACCGTTGACCGCCACGGTAAATATAAAAGCCTTGGCCTCTATAAAACTATTGAGTCGGCCGCCGTAGCCGTTGAAAAATTCAGATCTGAAAATGGATATACCAAGGAACATGGAAAGGCTCCATGTGTTTATCATGAGAGACGCGCATGACCTGGATCAATCATTACCTAGCGGCAACCTACGAAGACGGCGCGCGCGGCCCAAGCAAGTACGATTGCTGGGGTTTATGTCGCGAAGTAAGGCATCACCACTGCGGAAAACGCCTACTCCCATCATTCGGCTCAATCCGAAACACCCAGCCAAAAGAATTCACCCGTGCCTATCAACAAGAATCAGCCAGCATGGAAGAGTGCGCGCCAGAACACGGAGCAATCGCAGCCGTATTTCGCGGACCTTTATGCATCCATGTCGCTGTTATAATTGAGCTAGAAAATGGACTGCACGCGCTAGAGATTAACCCGAAGAAGGGGGCTCGACTGATGCGCGTTAGTGATTTCGAATCCCAATATCTAAGAGTGATCTACTACCGTGACAATTAGAGTATTCGGATCGAAACTGAATGACGAGCCTAGCGAAGAATTCGCGGTAGGCGGAATGACCGTGCGCGAGTGGCTGGCGAAAAATGTGCCTAGCTATTCCGATATGGATGTTCACCCGATCAGCGTTTCTCTGAATGGAGAAGTTATACCAGCTGAGCAGTGGGCTATCTGTTCGTTTGCCGCGACTGATGTTGTCGATATCGTAATTGAGCCAAAAGGTACAGAACTGTTCTTCGGAGCACTGTTCCTTGTCGCGATAAAGACTCTTACCCCTAAGATTCCAAAGGTTAGTTCTACTGCTCAAAACGGCGAAGGGATTAACGAGGCATCGATTAAGGGTAACAAGGTCAAGCTTAACTCGCCTATTCGCGAGATCGCAGGAACTCGCAAGGTTTACCCTGACTATCTTCTGCCACCGCGCCGCTACTTTGCTGGCCCTCGTGAGCAGCATGTTGAAATGCTTCTGTGCGTCGGCAAAGGCGAGCACGAAGTTCCAGGCAACAAGATCCTGATTGGCGACACTCCCGCAATTTCTCTTGGCGCTGATGTTGTAATTAACGTGTATGGACCCGGTGCAAACTTGTCAGCAGATCCAGCTCATCTATGGTGGAACGATGTAACCGAAGTAGGGTCTAGCTCTAATGGATCATCAGGGCTTGAGCTGACCGTGGCGACTCCGCTAACTAATGGGTATGTTGCCTCGTCGCAAGTCTTCAGTGGTTACACTGTAACAATTCCGTCTGGTGCCGGAGCATTTCCTGGCGACTGGACAATTGGCTTGATCGTAAGGATTCTTGTCTCATACCAGTACGATTTCGTTGATGGCGGCGCTGGTGTTCGCGATATCGTGCGAGGATTTGCGCTTGATATGCTCGCTCCAAGCGTTGGCGACACCATTGAAATTGCAGGAACAAACGCCGGCCTGTATGTAGTTAACAGCTTCACGCCATCCGTAGGTGCAACTCCTGCTCAGATGACGCTTAACTTTGATGGTGGCGCTCCGGTTACTGGCATGACTATCGGTACTCTACCAGCCAGTATTGCGCCTCGCGGTCAGCGGTTCCGCATCACGGTATTCAGCACGCCGCAAATTACTGTGCAGCGACTTGATTCAACTGGCGCTGTCGATACTGACTTCCCCGGTTTTACGTATCTTGAAACAGCATCAGCCTCTATCACACTGGACCCGTCTAACCTTGAGGGCGGCTACCGTGGCCCGTTTGCCATGTGCCCATTTGGCGAGCTGGCTACGGCTATCGAGTGGGACGTATTCATGCCTAGCGGCCTGTGCGGCTTAGGCCGAGAAGGTCAGGTTTATGAGGTTGGCGCATTCCATACGTTCGAGTATCGTGACATGGATATTGCCGGTGCATGGACTGTTATTGATAAAACTCACACTGGCTCATCTCTGGATTCGCAGGGCTTTACCAACTTTATTTCTCTTCCATACCCTATGCGGCCAGAGGCTAGGATTAAAAAGCGCTTTATCCAGCAATCAGAGCGCGAAACAGAAATCAACAACGATACTGTTTGGTATGGCGCTCGCTCGCTACTGTCTGCTCCGACCTCTTATGCAGATGTAACTGTTATGAGCGTCAATGCTCGTGGCGGTGATAGGCTTTCCGCGCAATCCGAGGCTATGGTTTCAGTCGAGGCCACTCGCAAGCTTCCGACTCGCTCTGGCGGCGCATGGACCGCTCCCATTGCAACTCGTGATATTGCACCGTTCTTCGCTTACGTCGCCAAAAACGTTGGCTACACGGATGCAGATATTGACCTTGTGGAGCTTGATCGTCTAGACGCCATCTGGAAGGCTCGCGGCGATCACTACGACCAAGCAACGAACACCAACGGCACAGCCAAGGGCGTCATTAATGACGCTCTGTCGTGCGGCTTCAGCGAGCTTACGGTAGATCGCGGTCTTCTGCGTCCTGCGCGTGACGAGCCTAGAGCCGTATTCGAATCCATGTATACACCACAGAACATGACTCGCGGGCTTGAGCGCGACTTCACTGCCGTTCGTCCTGATGATTATGATGGCGTTGACGTTGAATATATTGATGGCGTGTCGTGGCAGGTAGAGACGGTTGAATGCCGACTGCCAGGTGATGCAGGCACTCGCATTCAAAAGATAAAGGCAGAAGGCTGCACTAACAGAACGAAAGCTTGGCGCATCGGTATGCGTCAACGTCGCGCACTGAAGTACCGCCGCTGGGAATACAATTGGGCTACTGAACTGGACGCGCTGAATAGTCGTTACCTGAGCTATGTGCAAGTAGCTGACGATGTGCCTGGTTATGCTCAGTCGGCATTCATGGTCGAATACGACAATGGCGTAATTGAATCATCAGAAGCTTTCGACTGGTCTGATGCTGGACCGCACTATCTGTATGTGCGCCGCGAAGACGGAACCAGTTCCGGCCCGTACATCGCTACCCGTGTTGATGATTTCCATTTGTCTATCTCCGGACTGGATTTTCCGCCAGATACGACGCTTGATCGTGAGCCGCCTCATTTGCTATTTGGCATCGGATACAAGGTCTTGATTACGTCGATATCTCCAAACGGAACCGACTCCGCGAACGTGGAAGCGATGACGTATAATGAGTTAGTCTATTCCGATGATGATAATTCAGCGCCATGATTAACTATCCAGCAGGATTACCGCGAGGGTTACATAATGGCAGAACCTATCAAACTGTATCGCCATTAAAACGATCAGAGCTCGCTAGCGGGCGCGCACGTCAGCGTAGAAACTTCACCAGCGTTCCGACTATGGCTAGTATTAGCTGGATATTCAACTCGGCACAGTCGCAAGCTTTTGAAGCTTGGTGGCGAGAGCAGTTAATTGATGGATCGCAATGGTTCGAGTGCCCACTAGAAACCCCGCTAGGTTACCAAGATTACACCGCGAGATTTACTGATATTTACTCCGGCCCTTCAAGAGTCGGCCCTCTTTTATGGTCGTTCTCGGCTGAACTTGAATTAAGGGAAAGACCTATTTTGGATGCTGGATGGGGTGAATTCCCCGAGTTTATTATTGATCAGTCTATTTTCGATTTTGCAATGAATCGTGAGTGGCCTTTAAACCCGTGGCAGATATATGCAGACGCTATGGATTCAGCAATTAACGAGGACTGGCCGCAGCCATGAGTAACTACAACACCGGTAATCCGCCACCATCTATCGATCCCCGCGACTTGGACGACAACGCCACTGTTTTCGACAATCTGGTGAGCGGGACGAATGCTAGCTACCCAGACCGTCTTGGTGTTCAACGTAAAAGCTGGGCGCAGATGGAAGCGGACGCCGAAGCTTTGATAAGCCCGAACGTAGCGGCACTGGCTGCTGTTACTGCGGCAGTTGACAAGGGCTTTTTCTTCAATGCAGTAACGCCAATTGGGATGGGCACCTATACACTGACTTCGTTCTCGCGCTCGTTGGGCGTGGCCGTAGACGCCCCAGCGTTCCGCACAGCAATTGGCGCCATGGCCCTGACTGACACGGGCGCCTATGCTGGTAGTGCCGCGAAGCTGACGACAGCGCGAACCTTAAGCATTACGGGCGATGGTGCATGGTCCATGTCCTTCGACGGCTCCGCAAACGCCACAGCAGCGCTAACGCTTGCGGCATCCGGGGTTAGTGCGGGGACTTATGGGTCCGTAACAGTTAACGCTAAGGGACTGGTCACGGCGGCATCCACGGCAACACCTATTGCCAATGGCGGCACGGGGGCTACTACTGCGACCGCAGCTGGTACGAACCTTGGCACCGCGACCGTAGGGACCAATACTGATCAACTGGCCCGCTCTTCAATGATACAAGCCGAGATCGCTAATAAACGAACCTGGACGTCTTACACGCCTACCATTACGCCTTCGTCTGGATCGTTTTCTAACGCAACCGCAACAGGATCATACATGGTTGCGTTCGGTATCTGCTATTTCTACGCGACGCTCACTATCACGACCAAGGGCACAGGTACTTTTCCGCAATTTACACTGCCGGTGGCCGCTCTTGCCGGCGCGGTAAACCAGTCAATCCAAGCCACGGAAAGGGCTATCAATGGTAAGTCTGGAGTGGCGCAGCTAACTTCAGCAACAGTCGCTCGCTGTAAAGATTCGGCCAACGGTGATTTGGTCACCGCAGACGGCTGCATTGTCACCATTATGGGATCGTACCCAGTCGCCTAACATGGAATAAAATTATGACCAATACTTACTTGACCGGCAATCCGTTAGGCTCTACATCCCCAAAGGATCTCTACGATAATGCGTCGAATTTTGACGAAGGGATGAACTCTACGTCACCCGCATTCTATGACAGATTCAGGATGCGCCGCCAAACTTGGGCTGGGATGCAAAAGCAAGTTGTCGATTTCCTAGAGGCGATGGGATTCGAAGCCGCGCACCTTACATATGTTGACGGAACACCGCTTACAGTTCTTCGGCCTACCCAGCTTATTGACCGAGGCGGGATTACGTATAAAGTAAAACAACCCGCAACATTCCCCGTTGCGCTGACGGGTACGTGGGCCACGGACCAGGCGCTGCTGGTTGATATGGGGGATGTATTCACCCAGGCCGGAACTGGTGCGATCACACGCACATCGCAAAACAAGATGCGCGATATCGTAAGCGTGAAAGACTTCGGCGCTGTAGGGGATGGTGTTACGGATGATGCTGCGTCCATTCAGGCCGCCATAACCTACTGCCTGACTACCTCCGGCGGCTCAAAACTTGTGTTCCCGAAGGGAACGTATGCGCTCGGTTCTCAGGTGAATTTCCCGAAGACTGTAGACACAACAATGACCGTTGTCGGTGATCGCGCCGTGATCAAGCGGTTCGGTAGTTATACGGGGACATTGTTTTATTTTGGTGAGGTTTCAAACGCCACGTCTACCGCTCCAACGCACATGGAAGGCTTCATCTTCAGTGGCCCATACCTCACACCAGATGTATCGCCGTTGGTGAAACTCCAGCATTCGAACGGCACCATTATTGAAAAATGCGTGTTCCAGTCAGGGACAATCGGACTCTCCCTTGAAGAGAGCTACGCAGTAAGGGTGATCCGATGCCAGTTCGCCTACCAGAAGTCATATGGTGTCGCTACAAACACGCCTTGCATGAACTTGCTGGTAGATTCCTGCCAGTTTTCAGATATTGCGGCAGGTCAATCCTTCGGATCTGATATTAACTTTGCTGCGATAACTCACAATATAAACATAGTTAATAGCGATTTCGAGGGCGGCAGGGCTGCTGTCCTATCAGTGGACGCCGTGAACGCTTTCAACTTTGTCGGTAACTACATCGAAGGTAAAACAGCTCTTCCATTCTTTCTCGGCGCTCGCAGCCGTGGCGTTAAGATAGAATGCAACTGGATCGGCTATAACTCTGCTGCGCAAACTTGGTACAACATTACCGGTGGCTCACTTCAATTCAATATCTTTTGGGATCAAGTCCAAGCCATTGATATGGGGCCTGATGGTACACAGTGTATCGGTGTCGATGTTGGTTCTAACGTTTTTAACGGAACATCTACAGTCTTCGGTTCCATATGGACAAATCCGGTTCCTATCAATGGATTCACCAACGTAGGTGCTCCGTACCCATTGGCTGGGTATCACCAGAGTGCAGATGGCAGAGTTGACTTGCGCGGCATGGTTACTGGGGCAACAGACAATAGCTGTATTGTATTGCCTGTTGGATTGCGACCTCCAGCAACTATGATCTTTCCGGCCAATGGATCTACACGGGCAGCTGGTAACGTAACTGTTACCTCAGATGGAAACGTCACATGCTTCCGCTCCAGTAACGGAAGTATTGATTTGTCTTGTGTTTCGTTCTACCCGTAACGCTGATTGTTTAAGTAGTTGAGCAGATTGTATAATGAGCGCCTTGATTATATTTTCATGACGAAATCATAAACAAAAACCCCGCCTAATAAGCGGGGTTTCTTTTACTGGATCACGGTGTAAGGTCTAGAGCTGATTCTCCAGCGTATTCGATGATTGCTTGCTTTTCTCCTTTATCATCCCATTTATATTTCAGTGGTCGCCAAAGTCGATCTGGCGCTATCTTGTCAACCTTGAATTTGAAATTCACATCCCATCCGCTTACCGTTCCGTCCTCATGAAACTCATCAATAACAATTGCTGTTACGTCAGGGCCAGGCATAGCAAATACGAACAGATATGCAACGCCAAGCTTTATATTGAATCCTTGCTGATCTACGTATTCCATCGCTACTCTCCACCTAGTGAATGGTTGGTCCAGTCGGCAACACCATAGGCTCTCCACCTTCATAACAGCGCTCAGCAATCAACACGCTAAAGTCGCCACCTTCGCACGGACTCATCTCGATATTGAATCCAGACTCAGCCAAGTTAACCACCAGATCCGAAACCATGTCAGGAAACGGGAAGAATTTCAGTTTGATTCGTTGGCTCATTATCTTATCTCGTGCTTAATTGATTGAAGGCCGGAACACTCATTGCAATACAGAACACCATAACTGCGCAGGAAAATCGCGCCTGTATCAATCAGTTCGTGCTTGCAACTGCAAACTTTCTCTGAGAACTCTAAGTTCTTCGCGCATCTCGACAATTCCTGCAAGCCAGTAGTTCTTTTGTTCTCCATTTTGGTATGGACAGTCATTCCTTCCCTCCAGATAGGCTACTTTGCCCTCTAGGTAATAACGATTCGATAGACTCTTGTGCTGCATAATATTTTATCGCTCTCTTTAGTGCTTTCCAGCTTGGCCCTAGTTTCTCAGTGATCATTCGCCAAGAGTAACCCTGTAGATCCATCTCTGCTGCTTGGAATGCCTGCTCGTATGTAATCCTAGTGCCACCAATCCTGTTTGGCTCATATCCTTGAGCCTTGAGTATCTTTCGCGTGTGCCCTTCGCTGAATCCAATCTGTCTAGCGATTGCTTTTACTGAATGTCCTTGGTTGTAGAGTTCTATGGCTGTCAACTGTTAAGATCCTTGACCTTGTCGAGGCAGGCGGTCAGCGATGTGAAGGATGCCCATGCATCGTCTCTATCCTTGAAAGTTGTGACGATGCAATACTTCCCGCCGCCGCTTTCTAGGCAAGTCATACCTTTTGAAAGATCCTTTACAGTTTCAACTATCACCGCTACATGCGCGGGCTGCGAGGTGCCCGGCTTGACATATCCGCTGTGTTTATCGGCGTCGTAGTCGCAGATGAATGGCTTTTCCGGGAATGCTGGATCGCCGATCAAGTAGCGGAAACAGTCCGCTTCGTAGCGTGCCCGGTCAGGATACTCAGACCGGTAAACGCAGATGCCTTCGGTAAGGTCGCCCGTATGCAGGATCACGGTGAAGTTCGACTTGCCGTTCGATTCAGGCATGGCGCCCTCCCAAACGGTCAACGCCGCCGGCTCACCCTGCCCACCCTTCAGCCGCTCGTTCTCCGCCGTCAGCTGTGCGATGGTGGCTTGCAGTTCGGCGAGTTCGGGCGGGGCGGTGTAGAGCGCTACCCCTTTCACGTAGTCATGTTCGCCAGTGTTTGTATATGGGCGGTAGAAATGATCCAATCTCTGGAATGAAAGCTCGTTCCCCATGTTTGTGTTCATGTACAGCCATGCCCTTGGCTGGCGCTCGACGACAGGGGCGGCGAGTAGGGCACGCAACTCGTCCAGTTCATCATCCGGGTTGCCGGGCTTCTCGCCATACACCTTTGCAATCAAGCTTTCCAGCTTCTCCCGCGACACTTCAATTTTACTGCTCATTCGCTTGTCCTCAGGTCTACCTCGTCTATATGTACAATCTCGGTCAGATCGTCAAAGTCGATGTTGCATGCCATGGCGGTGAAGCTTTCTGAAAGCTCATCAACCTCATCTTGATCAAGGCCGGAGATTGTCTTTGAAAAGCGCACGGTTGCAGTTCCGTACAGAGTGATAGTCTTACTCATTCGCTTGCTCCCTCGTCTGAATCAGTGAACAGTTCGACGATGTTTTCACCGCCACCATAGGTCATGCCGGTTACCGGATATGGCGCCTCGCCTTCAGGGCAATAAGCATGAACAATTTGGTCAGGTCCGCACTGGTCCTGAATTTCTTGCAGTTGCTCGATCAGCTCTGAAATTTTCATTCGCTTGCTCCCGATTCGGTGGGTTGTGTGTTGTGCCTGGCAAATTCGCCGTGCAGCTCAATGCGCTTTTGTCGAGCCCATGAGGCAGCAGCTTCAAGATCAAGGAAGATCTGCACATGGATTTTCTTGTAGGCCTGAACTGTTGCTTTGAAAGCGCCATTCTTCATTTGGCTTACGTTCTTCACTCCAAGCCTATTGTTTACCTGCGGACCAGTGTTCATCTGGTTTTCGCCATTAGTGCATTCGCGGAGATTGCTCCAGGCGTTGTTGTCGCCTACACGGTCTTTATGGTCGATCATGTTCGCCGGCCATTCGCCAGTCATGTAGACCCATGCAAGACGGTGAAGCTTGAAGTGCTTGCCATCCACTCTTGCGAACAAGTGGCCGCGAGCATCCTTTGCGCCAACTGTCCGGCCTGCTTCGCCTTGACCGCACTTGCGGCTTTTCTTGGTGGTGAAGATCCCTGTTTCTGGATCGTAGCTGAAAAGTTCGCGTATCCGTTCCACCGTCGGCAATGGCTCAGCTCTCTGCATTTTTTGTCTCCAGCGCCTCTCGCGAAACCCGTATGCATGCCCATGACTCCGCCTTATCTGGGTCGCCGTATTGGTCTTTTGCATGCTGACGGTTCATCTCGATTATCTTGATTAACGCATCACTGAGAGTCACATTCCGCTGCTCGGCGGCTATGGCGCGCTTTTGCAGATCGATTGCATTCTGCGCGAATGCGTTTTTCGATGAGATATGGTTGGCCAGCTCTTCCCGCAGCGCAGACAGTTCACGGTCATGATCATCCGCACGAACCATCAACACTTCGCCATCATGCAAATCCCCACCAATGCAAAGCGCAGTCTCAATCACTGCATAACGCTGAATGCTCATGATTTGCACACCTTTTCAAAGTAACCGTCAACGTCCGGCCATACTCCTTCCGAGATCATTTGGCACTTGAACGCTTGATCATCTAGCCCGTCTTGGTAACTCATGCGGTTTGACACAACGAATCCGGTGCACAAGATAACGATGATTACTGTGGTAGTGATTGCGCGAATGTTCATTTTTTATCTTCCTTTGGTCCGCCAGATTCAAGATGAATCCACATCGCATCGCACTTTTCTTTGCCGTGACAATTTACAAAATCTTGCATTGCAAATCCGCAAGATATGCGAGACAGCTGATTCTGGCTACTAACGTCATCAATTAACCTATCAAATTCTGTAATTTCTTCCTTTGACCACTCCATTGTTCAATCCTCCATGCTCAATTCTGCCTGCTCGGGATCTTCCATGTCTACTGCGTCCGAGTCGAATTTGCATTCCCAAACGTGACTGTAGAGAGATGAGTACATTTCGTAGCTGATGCCGCCGACCAACAGCGCACCACGCAGCATACCGAAAATGTGCTTGTATTCGCTCGTACGTGAGCGCTGAAATTTGTCGTCGGCGTATGAGATGGCTTTGTGGATGGTCTTCGTGAACTCAGCTTGATTCTTGGTATGCATTGGGTTGCTCCTGTTGGCTTGGAGTGATTGTAATCTGCCACACAGGATTTGCGCAATGACTTTTCAGTTAAAATGGAAATATATTTTGAGGCGCAAACAAATGAAAACTTCTCAGGCCGGTATCGACCTAATCCATAGCTTCGAGTCGTTGCGGCTTAAGGCTTATCCAGATCCTGGTAGCAAGGATGGGAAGCCGTGGACGATTGGCTGGGGTTCAACCGGTATGGATATCTGGCCTGGTACGGTGTGGACCAAGGAACAGGCTGATGCTCGTTTCGCTAAGGAGCTGGCCAAGGTTGAACTCGGCGTGTCTCAGGCTGTAACCGTGCCACTCACGCAGGGTCAGTTCGATGCGCTGGTATCGTTCGCATACAACCTTGGGCTTGGCAGCCTTAGAACCTCCACGCTGCTTAAGATGCTCAATGAAGGCTATTACTCTAACGCTGGTCTTCAGCTTCTCAGATGGACGAAAAACGACGGAGTTGAAATTGCTGGTCTGACTCGCCGTCGCAAGGCAGAGCTGAAACTATTCTCCGGAGAACACTAATGCCTATCTGGCTAACCGCGCTGCCGTGGCGATTCCTCTCAGGGCTCGCGTGCGGAGCGTTCGTGGTTTTCCTTTGGCATGATGCGAGTGTGTCGAGAATAGCGACTGAGCGCGCAGGAGAGAAGCTTGAGTCGGCATTCTCAGTGATCGCCGCGAACAAGGCAGACGAATCTATAGCTAAGGCGTGGGAAATTCGCCTTTCGGAGTTACGCAGCAATGAAACGACTATTGTCCGTGAGCGCGAAAAGATTGTTGATCGCCCTATCTATCGCAACGTCTGTCTTGATCCTTCCGGCGTGCAGCTCGCAAACGACGCAAAGAACGGGCGTATCACAAGCAAGCCTGTTGACGCCTTGCCGGATTCCAAGTGATCTGGAAGGCGTAACAGGTGAAGCCGCTCTGACTGCACTGACTGAATGGGGTGCTGCGCTTAGAGAATGCTCGGAGCGGCATGATGCGCTGATACGTGCGGCTTACGGCGAGACTGGAAAGTAATATCCGTCTCCATCCTGCATCGCCGAGACTGAAGCCCCATTCCTCTAGGCAAATTGCTCGGTGCCTTCATGAACTCAGTATCCATGCCATGACGCTTGAGCCATGCTCGGAATGGTGTCGAGTGGCAATAGCCAAGCATCGTGGCAACTTGAGTAATCGTGTGTGTCTTTCTGGTTCGCTCGATAAGATGTGCGACCGATTCACCGGTTCTGCTTTCGTATTCCTTGGCTAGCGTCGGCTGATTCTCAAGCTTTGCTTTGGACAGCTTGGCTCTGGTTTCTTCAGTGATTGGTGATCGGTTCTGGTGAGAGTTACACGAACCAAATTTAGGCCAGTCAACTTTCAGCCCATGGCGCTCAAGATACGAGCGTAGCCCCTTCGGATGTTTGTAGCCAATAATCCTTGCCGTCGTGGCGCATGCGTAGTTATCTGCCGCAAACCCACGAACAACATCAATAAACGGCTCTCCAAACTCAGCCTCAACCTCTGCGACAACTGACCTAGCCACGCGCAAACACTCCTTTGACTGGCTGCGTTGTTAGCGCATCACTAACAGACCAGCCTCGCTTAAGCCGCGTAAGTATGGTGGTGTGCGGAATGCCTGTATATCGAGCCCATGCACGAAGCCACATGCGCTTACCATCATGCTCAAGCATCCGCGAATTCTTATGCTCAATACCATTAGAACGAGGAATCCGCTCGGCTTGACGGTAATGCGTCCACGCTATTCCTTTGTCTACAGCGTACTTCTTTAGCGTATGCGGTGAGATCCCAATGATCTGAGACGATACCGCCATGCTGTGTTCGTTTAGCAGCTCTTGCACGACCTCAACAGTCGGCCTGCCAATCTCTTTGTACAGCTCCAGCATCCAAGTCATAAGAAATCCTTAGTAGTTGGGATTGCCCCGCGGTTAGCGGGGCTTTGTTGTTACTCTTCGTCGTAGCCTGCTGGTACTGGCTTTCCAGTTCGCTTGGTGTACTGCTCGTTCATGTAGTAGCGAACATCACCATCAGCAGGACCGAAGTCGGCATTCTGATAGAACCATTGCAGGTATTCGTATTCTTCTCTTTGTTCTTCGCTCATGTCAGGCACCCATCAGGTAGTGAGCTGGAGCGAACGGGATGGAATCCTCGAAGTCATCAGGAGGCGCGGCTTGCTGGCTAGGCTGAGGCTTGCTCTGTTGCGGCCTAGGCGCTGCATTTCCACCATCAGCCGGCTTGCCCCCCAACAACTGCATGGTCCCTTGCATATCAACGACGATCTCGGTTGAGTACCGCTTGATGCCATCTTTCTCCCATTCGCGGGTTTTCAGCTTGCCCTCGATGTAGATTTGGCCGCCTTTACGGCAGTATTCGCCAGCGATCTCAGCAACCTTGCCGAACAATACAACCCGGTGCCACTCTGTAAGGCTTTTCTTCTCGCCACTCTGTTTGTCTTTCCACTCTTCGCTAGTGGCTAGGCTGAGATTGCAGACAGCATTTCCGTTGCCAAGGTATTTGACTTCAGGGTCTTGACCCAAAGTACCAATGAGAATTACTCGGTTGACTCCGCGTGCCATTATTGTGCCGCCTCTTGTGGTTTTTTGATCAGTTCGATTTGCTCAGGCGTCAATTTACCAGACTGCTGAACTTTTGCAATGATTTGTTCTGCTGTTGTTGGGCCTTTGAGAATTGCTGCGTGCCAGGCTGGAAGGTTGGTATTGAAGCGCTCGACAGGATACATGACCTCTTCCAATGGAGAAATCACGTAGTCAATGCGAACGCCGCGCCGCTCGGTGATCTTTGTTGAGTAAGGCGCCGGAATATGGCTGATATGAGAAATCCGTATCCCGCCCAACTCCTTACCAGCGTAGACAACGGTCGGCTCGCCAAATAGACGAACCTTGCGACCGATCCATTCCGAGAACTCAGACTCGCCCCAACCTTCAGGATTTGACAGACACTTGACCATGCCCTTCGGAACCCAGTAAGGAGTAGCCTCGCGACCTTCAAAGATCATTAACAGACGCACGTTGCCTTGATCAACCTTCCGGCCTAGCTTGGCAATCGTGAAATCCTGAGAACCCATTATAAAGTCCTCGAAATTTAGCCTGTCACTTTTGATCTTGACAAACTCACGAATATTCATCTCTTCCATTTACATCTCCTCCAGATCGCTTAAGTCGACTTCATCTTGCTGATCAAGCATCCAATGAGGAAGCCCAATCATTTGTTCTTCTGAGGCGCCATCGTACCCTTCGTACACGCCGGTTTCAAGACAATTCGCGTAGGTATTTAGCGCAGACCGATACTGGCCACGGCCGATCTCAATCGACTCATCATCCAGCCGATAGCACATGACGTTGTAGGGTGCTTTGCTCTCTACGGCCAGGAAGCCGAACCCTTCAAGGCGCTGACCCGTAGCCCAGTAATAGACATCCATGTAAAACGCAGCCTGAAACGCATAGCCGTATTTCGCAATCGCATTACTAAACCCACGCGGACTGGCATCAGTCGTCGTCTTCAGATCAGGCGAGAACCCACGATCTAGCAGACGGTCGAATCGGCAGCGAACGAGAATGCCCGTCTCTGGATCTTTGGCGTATACCGACAGCTCGTTGCGTCCTTGCTCCTGATACAGCCACTTGTTTGCGACTGGATTGGTTCGCACTGCTGACTGCATTGCGTTGATCTGGCTAGCATCAGACGACACAAGCACGTTGTCAGTCCCGTGAGCGGCACAGAGAGCCTTGTACTCTGCTGAGCGACGATCTTTGCCAGCAGGTAACGTGACGTACTGCTTGGCGAACGACTCAGGCTCAAGGATGGCTGAGTGGGTAACGCTGCCCATAGCCATCGCAGCGGTCTGTTTGAATTCGCCATACTTGAAGTGCGCCGGACTGACTGCGATCTTCTTCAGCCCAGTGCAGCTAATGCCGGGGCCTGCGTGATACTCGGCATTAGAAATCTGATCAGCCGTGTAGATGCCTGGCTTCATTGCCCATTGTGCGATTGCTGTCATTCTTGTGATCCCTTCCGTTTAGCTGCCTCAATCTGGCAAAGATACTGCCGCTTTTCTTCCTTAAAATCAACCTTCAAATCCTTTATCTGCTTCCGAAGGTGATTTCGCTCTTGCTGTATCCTGTGCGCCAATTGCTCAAGCTCAAGGATTTCCTTTCGGTATCTGTCGTAGGCCTTCATTGGATCAAGCAGAAAAACTGAGAGCTTGATCATTGCGCCTTCCTCCAGCACTCAACAAGCTGCATATATTTCTTCCGTTTCGCTTTTGTTATGCGATGCCCAAACTTATCAGCCTCGCCGATGATTGCTGCCCAGAGTGCGTCGCGGTATGTCATTCTTGGCCTCGTGCCTTGGCGATCAGTCGATCATATGCATCTACTCTTGCATTAAGAAGTGGTAGTTGATTAGTAATGCCGCGCATAATCTTCGCCGCATCCTCAAGCGCAATCAGAAGCTGAGGTGACATGGCAATCAACCGTGCATTTGCTTTTTTAACATCGAACCCTAAATCCATCATGCCGCCAGGAACAAATGTTTCACCCTCTGAGCAATCGGCAATCTGCCAACCGTCACTTTCTTGAGCCTTGCATCCGTCGCCACTATCTGCGCCAAGCAGCGAAAATACCTGTATCTGATTCTTTACTTCCCATGGACCTGGTGTGTGACTCATTTCCAACCCTCCGTTTCGTGTTCCGTCACTCTAGCCTCCCACTTAATCGCAGTCAACAAAAAAGGCCAACTATTTCTAGCTGGCCTTTCTGTTCTGCGGAGAACTGTTAAGCGGCTTTCGGCTTCCTGATCTCTTTCGGCACCTTGGACTGGAAACGCATGACGAGCTTGCGTAGGCGCTGCTCAAAATCATCCTTATCCTCGTCGTTCAGGTTCTCGATGACGACGATTGCGTCATGCCAGAGAGCGCCGTTCATGTGGCCTGTTGATCGGAGCATGACACCTTTAAGCTCGGGGTCAGCTGGCTTAACCGGAGGCGTCGCAAGCTCCTTGCGCTTATCCGCCACCGCATCAACCATCTGCCGCACAGACTCGAACTCAGTAACCTTCATCTCGTACTTGAAGGCAGCGCGGAACATCGAGGCGTATTGCTTAACCGCTCTAGGTGCGGGAATCAGCGTCGAGCCAGGAACAGGACGACCGATCACGTTCGACCAGCCGTTCTCTTCGTACCCGATCATCAGCCAGGGGTTGAACTTCTCCAGGGTGTCTATGTTTTCTTCCTTGACTAGCTTCATAAAAGCTCCGGCTACATTGTCCAGCTTGTCACCCTGCTCGGCGATCTGCTGAAGGACCAGTGCTTGCTTGCTTTTTTGAGTAGTCATGTCGGTAAACCTCTATCTATAAATTTTCCTATGGGTTGGGGCCAAGTTACGTTTTGCCTTGACCTGTTGTAAGCATAGGCTTACATCGGTAATGGTCAAATACCGCTTTCGCATAAGCCGACGACGCAAATTGCCAGCAGAAATATGGATCCACGACGGTTTTAGTGGAAAAGGTTGTGGTATGCTTGCCATCCAAATGCAAATTGCTGACAAAGGACTCAAAGATGCTGACGCTTGAAATGATCCGATCTCTTCTGCAAGACCGCCGCGTTCCTCTGGTTGCTGAGGCTACAGGTCTTCACTACAACACCATCCGCCAGATACGTGACACGCCAAGCGCTAACCCTACTTATAAGGTGGTTAAGGCTCTCAGCGATTATTTTGAGGGCCGCTAATGCACTACTACAAATTCAACATTAAGGACTGGACGAGGGACACTGCGCACCTATCCATAGAAGAGGAAGGAGTCTATCGCCGACTGATCGATCACTACTACGAAAGCGAGATGCCTATCCCACAAGAAACCCAGTGGGTTATTCGTAGGTTGCGTTTGGCTACCCACGAGCAGGCTCTATCCGTTGTTTTGAATGAGTTTTTCTTTCTATCTGATGATGGATACCATCACGCACGATGCGACAAGGAGATCAAGGGCTATCACGGAAAGGCAGGAGCAAACCGCGAGAATGGAAAGCTTGGGGGAAGACCAAAGAAACCTACAGATAACCCAGATGGTTTTGAAAATGAACCCACGAATAACCTTAACCATAAACCACTAACCACCAACCAAGAACCATTAACCAACAAACAAGAAAAAACATCTGTCGCGGCAAAGGCCGCTAGGGTTAAGTTTGATCCGTTGCCAATGAAGCCTGCGAACGTAAGCGAACAGGTATGGGCTGAATGGTGTCAGGCAAGATCGGAAAGCAGGAAGCCGCTGACCAAGGCAATGTGTACCGCACAGGCTAAGCAGCTAGATGGTCATGGCAATGCAGACGAGGTTATCCGCAAATCTATTGCCGCTGGCTGGCAGGGGCTGTTTCCGGATAGCGTCAAATCGGCATCTGCGCGACACAGTGGATTCGACCAGATTGATTACATGGACGGCTTGACCGTCGACGAAAATGGTTCACTACGATTCTGAGGATAATAATATGGCCTTTAAACCATTTACCTACCATGCTGGCCTTTGCACTGCCCATCCTGAAGAGCTGGCCGGCTCAGATGATGATGGCGCAAGCCTTTCTTTTTGCGCTATGTGCAGCCAAGAGAAGCAGCGAGATCAATATCTAACCGAGCAAAAGGCACAGAGCGAGGCTAGAAAGGCAAAAGAGATAGCTGATCGTGTTGCTGCGTGCCGCATTCCAGCCAGGTTCGCTGACAAATCCTTCTTGGACTATTCGCCATCATCTGGTGGGCAGCGTTCAAATCTCGAGAAGTGCCAAGATTACGCCGAGAATTTCGATACCCATTACGCTGACGGTCGATGCCTCATCCTTTCCGGAACTGTCGGAACCGGTAAAACACATCTCGCGATTGCGATCCTGAAGGATGCGGTTGAAAAGCAGGGCTACACCGGGAAATACTGGACTGTGAACGGACTGCTGCAAGTTATCCGGTCCTCATACGAGAAAGACTCTGGGTTTAGCGAGTCTGACGTGATTGCCTCGGTCACGGATACTCACCTGCTGGTTCTTGACGAGGTGGGCGCAACAAAGCAGTCGGAGTTTGAGATGGCAACGCTGTTCAACATCATCAACTCGAGGTATGAATGGAAGCTGCCAACTATCATCATTTCCAACCTTGGTCCAAAACAAATTGGCGAAGCGATTGGCGAACGATGCTTCGACCGTCTGCGCGAAGGCGGCGGCGAATGTCTTATCTTCCAAGGCGAATCAAACCGAAAAAAGAAATAGATTGCTCCGGCGCCATGGAGGCAATACCATTGGGAAATAATTATTCGGAGCGGGAAAATGAGAGATCCTTTTAGCCTGGAGGCTGAACAGAGCGTCTTGGGTGCAATGATGATTGCGCCCGAGATGATCGACCTACTATGCGCTGATATATCGGCCAAGGATTTCTATTGGCAGGACAACGCTGACGTCTTCAAGGCCATACTCGAGCTGAACTCGCTTAACCGTCACATTGACTTTTTGACGGTTGGCGAGCACATCGGGAATCTGGACAGCGGAGAGCCAGCGTTCGCCTACACTGCCGAAATCCAGAAGGGCACGCCTAGTACCGCCAACGCAGAGCAATACGCTAGGATCGTGCGTGAGCGGTCCATGGACCGTAGTTTGATTGAGGCTGCTCGAGAGATTCACGAGATCGCGCACAGTACCATTCAAACCGAAGACAAAATCTCGAGATCGCAGACGGCTATCCTTGGGCTTGATACCGAGACAGCCACGAACGATACCGTGAACATCTTCGATTCGCTCGTTAAGCATATGGACGTTCTTGAGGTTCGGCTTGCTGGTGACAATGCTGTCACTGGTATCGCTACAGGGCACGAGGACTTCGATAACCACACTGGCGGCCTTCAGCCTGGCGGGCTGTATCTAGTTGCGGGTCGTCCGAAGATGGGCAAGACGACCTTTGCGCTAGGTATCTGTCAGCACGCGGCCATCCGTCAAGGTAAGCGGGTGATGATGTATCACCTCGAGATGACCGAGAAGCAGGTGATGGATAAGGTGCTGGCTGCCGAGTCTACTATCCCGCTTGATGCCATGAAGGATGGCTCTGCATTGTCGGATCACTCGGCGCAACTCATGGCTGCTGTATCCAAGATGAAAGACGCGCACTTCGATGCATCCTATCGCTCTAGCTACACCATGCAGCAGATCCGCGCCGACGCACGACGCAAGAAGCGTAAGGATGGTCTGGACCTGATCATGGTCGATCACCTTGGGCTACTGAACGCGGATGATCCAAAGCACAACCAAGTGGCAAAGATTACGGAGATCTCGAGGCAGGCTAAGCTAATGGCTAAGGAGCTGAATGTTCCGGTCCTGTTCCTGTCACAGCTCAACCGTTCGCTCGAGCAGCGACCGAACAAACGGCCTGTACCTTCTGATCTGCGCGACTCTGGATCGCTCGAGCAAGATGCAGACATGATCATCTTTGTCTATCGCGACGAGGTTTATCATCCGGATACTGATCGCAAAGGGATTGCCGAGATCATCATTGGTGCCGCTCGAGAGTGTTCACCAGAGACGTTCTTCAGCATCTTCCAGGGCAAGTACTCGAGGTTTACCAAGCTTGATCCTGCTGTGTTCCAAGGATGGGATGAGGAAGAGCCGGCACCTAAGAGTAGCGGCGGTACTAAGTGGAAGAAGGAAGGCTTCTAATGGAGAGCGCAAATGACTATCTGTGTTACGAATGTTGGGCCGGTGAATTTGGCAACCCTTTCGACTGCCGAACGCCAGAGCATCGAGGATCACAAAGCGGACTGTCTCCAGAGATGGAAGCTAGCTCGGGACCATGCCAGCGCGATCTATTTTGGGTTGAAGGCGAATAAGGGGAGATTGTGGGCAGAAAGGACTCTTAAGGAAAAGCCTGATATCGAAGCCGAAACCCGGCGCCAACTGAACTTATTGCTGAAGGTTAAACGATGAGTGAATTGTGGGAGGAGGCTGACATCCAGCTTCTGAGGTTTGGTATTGCGGATGGCCTATCCATTAAGGAGATGGCCTTATCGCTCGGAAGGTCAGAAAAGGCGGTTAGAAATAAATGCTGGCGCCTTGGATTGCTTGAGTCTCGCGAATGGACGGAAGACCAGATACAGATGATCCGCGACGAGTACGCTACCGACAAGCCAGTTCGCATTGATAGGCTTGAAGAGCTGACAGGCAAGACAAGGGCAGCGATATTCCTCAAGGCTTCTAGGATTGGCCTTGGAGACAGGAATAGGAAAGTTGTCGAATTCCGAAAGGAGTACCCGAACAAATTCGATACCAAGGAAGAGCTATCGGCCTTTCATTCAGAGAGACAGAAGAAAGCAATTGCAGAGAATGGGCATCCACGAGGAATGCTAGGGAAGAGCCACAGTGAAAGCACGAAAGCCGCGTTATCATCGATATGCACCGAATGGAACCGGAGCCTTACCGATGAGAAAAGGATTGAATATCTGATTAAGGGAACGAAGACGAAGATGGCTAACGGCACATACGCACCACCACGCAAGAACTGCACATGGAAGGCTGCATGGCATGAGATCGGCGGGAAGAGGAAATACTACCGGTCCAAGTGGGAATCGAACTACGCCTATTACCTGGAGTCGCTGAAGGTCAACGGAGAGATCAAAGACTGGACGCACGAATCAAAGGTCTTTTGGTTTGAGGGAATCAAGCGCGGATGCGTTAGCTACCTGCCTGACTTCCATGTCATCAAAAACGACGAGTCAGAGGAATACCACGAGGTCAAGGGATGGATGGATGCCAAGAGCGTTACAAAGATCAAGCGCATGGCTAAATATCATCCAGATGTCAAGCTAATCGTGATTGATTCCAAGGCTTACACGGCTCTGCAAAAACAAGTGAGCGCAACCGTTCCAGGCTGGCAGAAATAGCTTGACGCCAACCCAGCAGCACCGTAAATTGTTTTCCAGAGAACAGTTAAATTGAGAGTTTGGAGGGTTGTGATGGGCAGGACGTATAGCGTATACAAGGGAGAACAGAGCGGGCAGCTTGTTTACATAGGGACAACTGTTCAGGAACCATCAGCTAGATTTCGTTGGCACAAGGCGAATGGCAAGCCATTCAAGTTCACGGTGATTGCGCAATTCACCACCGCGCAAGAAATGCTTGACGAGGAATACCGGCTTATCCAGCTTCACAAGCCAAAGCACAACAAGATCACGCACAGAAAGCAGAATTTCAACGTAAAGCTGACGCCAGTACAACTGCAAGCAAGGGTTGGCGATAAGGAATGGTGCCAATGCTGCTTGAAGCGGCGGGTTAACATCGGATACTCTGCCTGCATGAACTGCGCTAAGGATACAAAATGACCATAACCGACCTACTCCCCCTCCTAATCGCCATCTACGAAAAACACGGCGACCTACCACTCGCTACAGGATTCGACGACCATAAGCCTATTGTGGGGGCGCTGGTGAGTGAGTTTGAGAAGACGAGCGAGATTGGTAATAAAGGTGAAAAGTTTGTTGATTTTTACTGAGGGATTCGAAGATGAGCAAGCGAGAAGATATAAAAATGAAGGCGCTTGACCGGATTGCCAGAGGCTGGAACACTGCAAATATTCCAGCCAAGGATTTGCTTGATCTTATTTGCGAGAACGAATACCTTGAGCGTCGCAATGATGAGCTTATTGCGGCTAATCGTGAACTTCAGGATGATTGCAAATGACTGCGCACACAATCGGTCCATGGGACTACTCGACCAGAACAGAGAATGACATTCTGATAAATGTTCGGATCGACGATAGCAGCCACGCAACCGTCTGCACTGTTCACGGATCTACTAGTCACATGAATGATCAGTACGTGGGCGCCTCGAAACTCACCGCAAACGTTCGGCTGATCTGCGCCGCACCAGACCTACTATCAGCCCTCCTAGCCATAACCAACTCCGGCCCCGACGCAATACCGATCAAGGAGGCGTTTGAGATGGCGCATAGGGCGATTGAGCGGGCTAGTGGAGGCAATGTATGAGTCAGTATACGAAAGGGCCGTGGGTTGCGCGCAAGGCAGAACAGGCAGTAAACGAGCAGGAGTATTACATCGCCAGTGATAGCGGGGTTATCGGATACTGGAAGGGCGGTAAGTCTTGGCATGACGACGATCAATGGGTTCTTACTGAGCAGGATGCAATTCTTATAGCCGCTGCACCTGATCTACTGCATGCACTCCAGAACATCGAAAACGACAACGGCCAGATTCCAGATCACGCATGGAAAGTGATACAAGATGCAATCGAAAAAGCTACAACAATTCAATAACTTGTATACAATCCTATTTTATTAGTCGCCTTTTGTAATAATATAACAATTGGAGGAAGCATGAACAACATTCGCGCAAAGTTTGAAGAGATTTGGCCGGTGCCTGAGGGTGTCCAGTGGGGCGAATACAGCGGGCGATATGTAGCGGTCAATCGCTTCTACATCTCCACCGAACTTGAATACCAAGCCCGCCTCGACACCTTCACCCGCTGCCAGGAGACGACATCAATTCACCTGAGCCTGATTGATGAGCTAGTGCAGTCGTTGCAGTGGTACGTTGACGAGGACGAGATTCATGAAGGCGATCCAGAGAATAAGTATTGGGTTGACGGCAAGCACGAAGCTGAAGAATTATTGGATCGCGCCAAACAAATAACAGGAGCAAAGGAATGAACGCACTACCAGGACAGATGGAATTGGCTACCGTGGTTGATCATGTGAAGTATCCAGCTAACGTAATGGATGTGCCCGTGGCTAGGGTGGTTTCTAAATACGGAGACCCTGAAGCGTTCGGCGAGCGAGAGATTGAGCTGCTAACTGACCTTTCTAGCATTCCGTACGACACAAACCTTTACCTGGCCAAGCAAGACACCCACAAGCCAGCCGGTGTGCGCCTGGCCAAGATGCTGTCGCAATACGACGATCAGCCCTCATCGCAATTGTGGGGCGATATTCAGCAGTTGGCGCGGGAAATACTGAAATGACTCACCAGGAGGCATGGGAGAAATTCAGGCTTGCTAAGATCAATTTGTGGATTGCGATTGGTCGAGCAATTCAGCAATTTGGTACTGACATAATCAGGCATGCAGAAAGCAAGAAATAGTGGTTGACACGCACACCAAAAGGCTCCTAATGTGAGCCTTTCTTTTTGGATTATTTTTGGAGGGGTTATGAACGATAGAGAGATGCTAGAACTTGCGGCTAATGCTTGCGGATTCCAGTGGAGATGGTTTGGCAATAGGTTTTGCACTGTTCGCGACTTTAAATTCATGAGGCATGAGCACTGGGACCCGCTTGGTGATGATGGTGACGCTCTGCGATTGGCTATGCACCTTGAGCTAGGTGTTGTTTGCAAGCGAGATAGCGACACCTACGAAAAAAATACATCAGTCGTGACAAATCCATACTGCGCTAACCAGATCCGGATAACCCAGCCACATAGAGGATATCCAGAATCTGCAACGCGCCGCGCAATCGTACAAGCAGCCGCCGAAATTGGCCGAGGTATCAAATGACCATCTCAACCATAACCCTAAAAAACGCAGCCAGAGCGATTGAGTGTGACCTGTGGACTGATTCGGATGGGGCAAACTACCTGGCTAAGGATGGGGCTATTCTGAGGCGGTGGGAGCCTGAGCATGATGATGGGGATGCGTTGCGGTTGGCCGTCAAGCTAGGCATGCGCATCTATATCTATCCTGGCGCTGGTGATGATTGCACGGTGGTTGCTAATGACGAGCTTCGAGCTTCTGAAACGCACATACAGGAAGCGCACGGATACGATCCATACCTTGCCACAAGAAAGGCTATCGTTCGCGCCGCTGCCGCACTAGGAGAATCGCTATGCCAATAATCGCTTGCACATGGTTCGCAGTCGTGTATTTAATGCCTGCCGTTAAGGTGAAAATTAGGTATTGGAGGGGTGTATGAGTGAGAAAATTCGCGCTGATTTTGAGGATTGGTTCAAGTACAACTACAGCTGGTTTATCGGGCAAGGATCGCCGCAACACGGAATAGAGAGATTTAATGAGCATGGGCTGCCAGGTTACGCGCGAGAAATTGCACATCACGATTGGCGAGTTTGGCAAGCATGCAACGAATCGCTGAAAGCAGAGAATGAATCTCTACGCAAGGATGCTGAGCGGTATCGGTGGCTTCGTGAAAATAGCTACGACATTGGCAGCTATCACCCTGAGTATGAGTACAACGCCAATTCATGGTTCGAGTATCTGGATGACGAGGATATCGACACTGCGATTGCCGACGCGCTTAAAGATTCTCCGGAGAATCTTTAATGCCAACGCTGAGCATCCTCGGGCTCACTCTGGAGGCAGATATAGCCTACGCCCACACACACCCAGCAACCGAACACGCAAACGGCCACAGCGAGCTTGAGTGGGCTCTAGAATCAGGCACCGACGAAATAGGCGAAACAATTTCAAAAGAATCGCTTGACTTAATCTCGATCCAGTTCCAAAGTGACATCGAACGCGCTATTTGGGCGCAGATAGGGAGATAACAATGAGCACAATCACAGTCACCCAAGCACGCATCGCACTCGAAGCCGCGCACATGGCGTACGTCCAGGCAGATATCGAGCACCCAACCGCTACACACATCGCCAAAGAAGCGCTGACCAATGCGCGCCACGAATACTGGAATGCGTGTGCCGCGTTCTGCACCAAGCTGGAGTTCGCCACGGATCTTGGCGAGGTTCACGAGAATCTGGTTGCACAGGGGCTGTGGACATGAGCGAGTTGCAGCCTAGGATGTTGGCGATGATCGTTGGTTCTCGGTTCGCAGCTACTCAAGTAAATATCGGAAAGATGGTTGAAGTTATCGAAAAGTGGGCTGATGGAGAAATCCTTGTAAGGGGTGATACTCTCGTCAAACAAGACGGCGAAAAGGTTGAGCAAGCACTATGTCTGCCAAATCATTTGCTACCACTGCCGCCACTTGCAGACCCGCTCGACGTAACCCATAAGGAAGAACTGCATGCATGACCGAATCATAAAGGAAATGAAGAATCGCGGCTGGAATATGAGCCTGATCGCCAGCCGCACAGGGATTAGCCAGAGTCGATTGGAGGATGGGAATTTAGGGGTTAGGGAGCAACGCAAATTGCAAGAGATCGCGTATTTAGAGGCCCACATAGACGTTGATGATCTGGAGGACGAGGAATGAAGTGGTTGATGTGGGCGCTAGATTTTATAATGCTTGCCTTGCTAGGTTTGTCTGCTGGCATCACATATAGCCCGGCTGTCGGGTTTTGCGTATTTTTCGCGCTTACCTATCTTCATGAGATCAAGGAAGCGGTACAGAAGGGGTCTTCAAAATGAAATCCACAGAATTCCTACAGGCAGCAATCGACGTTCAGGCTGAGCGCGGCAAGCAGTACGACAAGCCGACTGGTGAGCGGTCGATGGCTGCAACCGTAAGCGCATTCAACTGCATCACTGGCAGCATGCTGGAAGAGTCGGACGGCTGGCTTATTCTAAGCCTCCTGAAGCTCGTCAGGCAGGCGCAAAACCCAGACCAATACCATCATGACTCCGCGCTTGATTTCGTGGCCTATGCGTCACTGTACGCTGAGGCAGCTAGTGAGCAGTGTGGGCAGCTAGAGGAGAAGGAAGTAGCCAGCGCATGGCTTGAATGGAATGGAGACGATTCATCACCGGTTGCGAAAGGCGTTCTGGTAGATGTCAGATACACCGATGGCGACGAGGCTTATTCAATTCCTGCGCTTACTATGGGCGACTTCAAATCAAGAGACGGGGATCCATGCGGTGCCGAACACTGGCATGGAATTACAGCCTACCGCCTAAGCCCAACGAGCACAGCCAAATGACCGAATACAACGAGCAGCGCTAAAAATTCAATCAAGGCCCGCAACAGGGCCTTTTCATTGCATAATGGATTTACACAAGATCGGTTGAGGGATGAAAATGCAAGAGCTTCAGTGGTGCATGAGTCAGGGCTACACGAATCAACAGACGGCGGATCATCTAGGGATTAATGAGCGGACTGTGCGTAGATGGAAGGCGCGGATTGCTAGCGAGCCAGCACAGGAAGCGGCCAATCAAGAGCAGGCAGACACCTATGTCATTACGTCAGCGGTCAACGCTACAAAGGCGCACAACGGGTTCCTGGCATCGCTGCATACCTACTGCCAGGCTAATAACGCCAAGCTGATCGTTCTACCTATGCGTTATCGCAACCCTACGCGCAAGGAAGAGACGCCTGATGACTGGTGGGACGCTCGACTGACTACGCATATTGTCAACCAGCGCACCAAGCTGTGCCGAGACGTTGTTCTGCTGGCTGACATCAAGGTTCAGCCTACGGCAATTAACCCGCTGCAAGGCTGGCTGACTGTATCTGGCACTGACTCTGCGATCCTGGCTCACACGAAGGTCGCGCTTCAGTCCGTGCCGACTATGGTTGGCGATGACGCTAAGCTCGTGATGACCACTGGCGCCTGCACTGTGCCTCAGTACTCAGACACCAACGCTGGTAAGAAAGGCGAATTCCACCACACACTAGGCGCCGTGATTGTCGAGGTTGACCGAAAAGGTACGCACCTTCGCCACGTACTGGGTGAGAAGGACGGCTCGTTCATTGATCTTATGGTTAAGTACTCTAGGCATGGCGCTGAGCTGGCTCAAGATGCATCTGTATTGATCCTTGGCGACCTACACGCTAGACAGGTAGACAGTAAGGCTCTAGACGCCACAGAGCGTCTTGCGCTGACTGTCAAGCCTAAATCTGTGTGCCTGCATGACGCGCTGGACTTCTCCTCTGCCTCGCACCACTCAGGCTATTTCGAGCGATTCAAGTTGCACATCACCAAGCAGAACAGCATTCTGTCTGAGCTGAAGGTAACGGCCAAGATCCTAGACCGCATCTCGAAGTGGGCGCCTGAGATCGTCATGGTGGGATCAAACCACAACGAACACTTCACGCAATACCTATCGAAGTACGAAAACGCGCTAGACCTTGAGAACGCATTGGTCTATCACGAGACCAAGGCCGCAATGTTGCGTGCGATTCATGAAGGCTCGTATCTTGACCCATTCAAGTACTGGGTTGATAAGCTTGCATCCACTCCTGAAGCTATCCACTGGCTGCGACCAGGCGAATCGTTCTCGCGTCATGGTATCGAGCTAGGCTTCCATGGGCATCGAGGGCCAAACGGAGCAAGAGGCAGCACGAAAGGATTTAGCAATATCGGCGCTCGCACAGTAACCGGCCACAGCCACTCTCCTGCGATCATCGATGGTGCTTACTGCGTCGGCACAACAAGCAAGCTAAAGATGGGATACAACGAGGATTCGCCGTCATCCTGGCACCATACGCATTGTATTGTGTACGCAAACGGTAAAAGGGCGCTTTTGCATTGTGTGTCAGGCAAATTCTTTCGCTGATAATGCTTGACCGCGCTAACCACGCGGTCTACCATCCAAAAATACAAATAACGGAGGTGGATATGAAGTATTTAGGTTTTGCAATGCTTGCGGCTGTTTTCGCTGGACTGTTCATGTTTACAGCGCAGTCGCACGGTTACACGCATGCCGCTATATCGTGGGGTATCTCGATATTGGTAACGGCTATCATTTTCGTATCTATCAACCTAATTGTTGACTGATAATAGGAGGGGCGCACCATGTTTTATCTAGGCATATTCCTAATCGTCGTAGTGATGGCTGCTCTGTTCGTCTTCAGCTCGCTGCTGATCGGCGTCAGAATCACGACCATAATCTGGCTCACTGCTACGTTCGTGATGGCAGTATTTGCTTTCGGGTTTTATCAATTTTCGGGTGGGGCGTTATGATCGCAGTGATAATCAAGTGGGAAGAAGGATCGCCAGCACAATTCAAACCCGGCCAATTCCTAGTCTACGAATCCGGCGAGTATGCGCTTGTAGGCAGCAATACGGCTATCACGTCAACGCAGAAGATCGTCAAGCAT